CGTATTCTTCCGTCATGAAATCCTTGAACTTTAACAGGTAATTACTTCGTTTCCCGTTTTCGTAAATACTTGAAGGTTCACGAACCATGGTCCCTTCGTACCCTTGTGAAACGAACTGATCATGGAAATGTTTCAAACACGTTTTCTTACGAACGAGTTTCGTTTCGACCGTGACGTACTTTTTGCGTTCCTCGAACGGTAATTCGGGACGGTTCACGTCGAAATAATCAAAAACGTAGAACTCGAGTTGTTTCGGGTCGGTTTTAAACAAACTCGTAATTTCCTCAAACGTTTTGTTTGGATCGTAACACTCACCGTCAAGGTACTCGCCATCCTTAAGACCTTTACCGAGATACTCGGTTCCCGGAACGAGTTTTCCCGTACGCGAAATCCCACCTTTATTCGATACGAGTAACCGAACCCCGTCGAGTTTGGGTTGGACGTAGAACGGTTCCGAAATGTACTTTTTACGATCGTCCCATTTGTTTGCTAACATGGGCATAACATCCGGGGTTTGTAAATTTTTCCACATGGTTTTAGCGCGTTTCAGGGCACTCTCGTACCCGAGCGGAACGTGTGTTGTTGAGATAGATTCTTTACCATCAACAACACCTGTTGCTTTAATAATATTGGCGGTACCGTCTTTGAGTTTTTCAACTCTGATTGACGTATACCTTTGATTGCCGTTTTTGTCCGTTTTAAAAATTGTTTCCATTATAGTAGTAGATATGATTCCAGTTGTAGATTATAAAAGAATGGAACGACTTAGGCCTCCGGAAAACACGGTTATTCCTCTAAACGCAAATACTCTATGCATATTTCTTATACTAGCAACCATTATCGGTTTATATAAGAGACACGTAGACACCAGATCCCAAAAGGATCTGAGAAAGTGATACGACCCCCAGACCCCTTCGGGGTCTGAAAATGAAGGAGTCGGGATCTAATCAATCGAATGAACGACATTATACTTGATACACTCTTGTGGATCTAAATACATATCACGTTTCATAATTTTCTTAAACTGTTTTTGGGGTATAGTTGTTTTTTCCTTATACGTTTTTGTAACCATATCCATGAGTTTATCACACGATTTCATTTCATCCTTGAGTTCCTCATATTTTCCCCAGAACCCATTTGTAGATATTTGGTGGATGAGAACGTGTGCATTCTTACCTATACGACGTTCGTGACCACCTAAAAGGAGAAACGTGGCGGCGGAACAACACACACCTTGTGCTATGGTAATGACCTTAACACGCGATTTTTCGATAATGTTCATGGCACTTATTCCCGCGAATAAATCACCACCTTCACTACATACGTGAAGGTACATAATAGGTTCATACCCTATGAGTTCGGCTTTCTTTTTAAGAAGATCAATTTCAAGTTTCTTAAAATCTTCAATAAACTCGAGAATATCAACATCGGTAATTTCCCCGTAATAGAAAATTTCGTTACCGATGACCCGAGATACTTTATATTCTTCTTCTTCTTCTGAAGCTTGAGTAGTTGTATTCATTTAGTTAATTTAGACTATCTTCTTTAATCATTTTTTTGATTTTAGTAACCTCTCGTTGTTTCAGTTTGTTCTGTAAACCAAGATGGTTCATAACATCAAAATCCTGTGGTGATAAGTTATACTCTTTAAACTTCGAGACGTCACCTTTTTGTGCATACTCACGTAAAAGCATGAATTCGTGATGGTTCATTTTTGTATGTGAACGTACTTGTATACTTCTAATTTTTTGTTCACGCATTTTTTGGTTCCCGTATTTTGTCCACGCACTCCCCGGGCGTATTGTATCGGGTTCAATTAATGTATTACCCGTATATATTTTTGGTATTTTCATGGCGTATAAAACAAAGTAAGGCATGAAATCCCATTCACCTTTATACAGTTCTGTATCGAACGTATCTGCATTTATCAATGCATTCATGATTTTGTCGGGGTGTTCCGGGTTAGCCCCAAGATAATTTTCGTGTACGGCACCCCAAATATGTCCATGTTCATGTATAGTTTCTTCTATATCTACAGTACCTGGTTTACAAAAGAAATCTTCAATAATGTCTTTTGACGATTTAAAAATATCCTTTTCGTCGCTATATTCAAGGTAATTGAAATAGTTTCCTATATTTCCTTTACACTTTTCTGACGCTATCTTTGAACGCGGGTGATTTTTATTTAACCACTGAATAGTTTCAGGTTTACGTTTAGGTAGGAATACAAGTTTAAAATTGGGTAACATGTGTACATTTTTAGACGTAACGATTAATGGTTTTTTTGTAACCCGACCACCTTCGCATATGGTTTCCACTATACTTTTATATGCTGTATCGGATTCGTAATCGTCTATATAGGCATACATATTTGAATTTTTTATCGTACCCAGGAATATATCTTTTTTACGTAAGACTTCATCGTATATTTCTATACTATTTGTCTCATCGAGAATTTTATTAAGAACGAATGTTTTTCCGACACCAGCCGCACCACACAAAAATATATTCTTACCATTTTCTAACAGAGACTTAATTTCCTTTATTTCGCGGTCATGGAGCGAAATACGATCAACCTTTTTTTGTTTATGTATTGTAACAAAGGCATTCATGTCGAATGATACTGAAGATGCGGATCTCGCTACTCAGGCGTTAGATATTATTATGGAAAATAATACACTTCAAACGAGAGTGATAGATCCTTTAAAAAGGAAACTGTTTCCTTACTTGATGTGCATTACAGTCTTTAACTTTACGCTATTTATTATGGTGGCGTATCTTGTGAATCGTCTTTCGGTGATTCTGTAACAACTTCCATGAGTTCTGTACGTCTACGCAATTCTTTCATGAGATCACCTTTCAAACTTACGAGTCCCTTATCTTTTAAATCGGATATTTCATTCTTACGTTCTTGTACACGTTCTATATCGGCTTTAACAGCTTTTTTTACTCCACGTATCTCGTCAAGTTCCTGTTTAAGTTCTCGTTTTGCAACACCTCCTACGGCATCTTTTAACTTCGTCATAACTTTGTTTTCTTGTATGGCTTTGAAAGGCATGATGGGCTGTATATGCATAATTTCGGGTTTGAAGAATGCATTATCATCTGGAAACTCACGTTCAAATGCATCTATCATTTGTTTGGGTACGTTCGGTGATTGTTCAATAAGTCTGTCATATTCGGCACGCATATTTTCAATCATATTTGTACCGTTTAATGTTCTTTCCGAAAGTGGGAGTGTGAGTTCAAGACGAATTGTTCGTGAAATTTTACCGTATTGGACGGACGCAACGCGGTGACCTTCCATGAGTTCATTAATTTTAAGAAACTGCATAATAGTCGTCGCAATGGCGGTGATTAAATTTAGACCACCAATAGCTGAAGGTACAAATGGTTGTACGGAAGGTGGGAAGGTTTCTTGTGCAAAGTTAGCAGTACCTGTAACTGTACTTACAATTATGAGTGGTATAGTAAATTTCATACTCAAATTTTTAAATGAACAATATGCCTGGTAGTGCATGTACCTATAACACGCCGCGGCTTCACCCCAGGCCTTTAGTATTTTCTCCTGTTGTGGGTGCCATATTTTTGGAAGTTTCTTTTCTTCGTTCATACTAATAGATATGAACATTATATTTTTCATTCACTTACTTTTTTTCATAACAATGTTGGTTGTACCATTCATGAAGAACAAACAGAACCTTGAGTTTTATTCCCTTCTCGTCCCATTCATATTTTTCCATTGGTCGGTCAATGATGATACGTGTGCGTTGACACAAATGGAAATGGCTGTAACAGGAAACAGTAAAGATAAAACATTCTTTGGACGTATTATGGGTCCCATATATAAAATGGACGACACGGAGGCAAACAATTTCTTAAAATCTATTTTATTTTTTCTATGGCTATTTGTTCAGTACAGACTTAATAGAATTGATTTAACACCACTGAATGAAATTAAGAAACGGTTTGTTAAATAATATTGGTATACATAAATGAAGATCAAAAACAAAACACAACAAAAATTATTATTTATTGCGTTAATGGTACTCATTGCTGTAATTGTATATCAAGTGCGTAACCCAATTATTATTAAAAAGCGGGTTCGTGTACCTGTAGAAGTACCAGTTCAGGTTCCAGTTCAAATACCAGTCGAAAAAGAATTTAGAAACCCACCAATCAAAGAGTATAAACCTGGGTACGTCCAACAAATGGGTGTTCTTGTAGGTTCGGATGAAGAAACTTTACCCTTATACGGTAAAGAAGTTAGGGGGCGTCGTGATCAGTATCATTATTATACGACAACACCAGGTGATCAAGTGTATCCACTTCCAGTAACTATAGATAATCGTGATTGTATGGACGATATCGGATGTCGTGAACTTTATGGAAATGAATCCGTTTCGGTTTTAGGACAAACTGGTTCATTTCAGGCGAAAATGTATAGAACGGACAATTTTTTCTAATGTAATATAAATGAAGATCGATTTATTAAAAAATGAAGCAAAGCGTCTTGGTCTTCGTGTAACTAAAAAAATTAAAGGTAAACGTGTTCCCTTGAGTGAAAAGGAAATTAAAATGAAAATTCAAAGACGGCGACAACCAGCTTTGGAAATCCAGGTTCGAAATTCAAAAAAACTTATACGAACGTGTAAATCACTTTTACGAACAGTGGAACCAAATGTTCCACGTGTTCGACGAGTTTCTCAACCCGTCTCACGTACACCATCTGTACCACGCGCACCACCTGTTCCACAAGCACCACCAGTACCAACTAAACGTGATCCACGCACAAATTTAATGACCGCTTTAAAAGCAAACCTTAAACGTCGTGGTCTTAGAGAAAAGATAAATCAAACTTCTTAGATATGATCTTTTTCGCACCTTCAAAATCTGGATGACTCCATAAAAGCCATCTTGACCAAAACCCCGCGGTAAAAAAACCTGTTTTTGTCCAGTTTTCTTTATCACTTCGAGTCACATCAAGCATATTTTTATGAACCAGTTTAGGATCGGTTTGTTTTTGTACCATATGAGGAACAAACCCACCGTGTCGTGTTACGTATGAACGCATACGCAAAGGGTTTTTGTGTATTGTATAGTCTGAGTACCCTCTTGCCCCAAAATCAACTATTTTCCCATTTTCAAAAGTAACTCTAAACTTTTTATCAATACGTGGACTTTTTTTTAAACGAACGCGCATATATAATTACTGAATATATTTTTCGCCGCGTTTTTTGCGTCTATATAACACAATTCCAAGTGTAAGTGATATTAACCAAGCTTGAAATTGTGATATACCATACGGTTCTTCGACCATAAACATTTATAGTATATAATTATTGTTTATTTTCTAATTTAGCGAGTTTGTAGTGGTGATAAAAATGTATTAAACTTAAAATCAAAGAAACAAGAACAAATGGGTTATATCTCGCCTTCTTGTTAAGAACAAATAATACGACCGATCCTATAATAACGAGGGTTGGTAAGCTAAATAAACCAATTTGAATATCGGTCAAACCAAGAAACCGTTTTTCTAATGTGTTAACATCTGGTGTTTGTACTGGTGCGTATTTTTCAAGTTTATATCCTGGCATTTATTATATATACATAAAAAAAATGTGGATTTTCATGATACCAATATTATTGATATTGAACGATTACCTTAAATCGCCTATAGATAGATTGTATTTCCAAACACCTTTGCGTCCACTTGTTGGTATACGAAATTCGATCGTAGACTTATTTTTTTATAAACCGCATTACTCAGTAGACGATTTCACGGGTTTATGGAGGGTACAGAAACACTTTTTTGATATAAAAACCGAATACGATACTTTATATAAAAATAAACAAAAGTATTATTTTCACGACCTTGATCCATGGTTTGAATATAATCAAAAATATTATTACTATAAAATACACGATTTTCCAAAGTTATACGCATTTTTAAAAACTATACCGTGTGTTGATCATGCCATGATTGCGGTCATGGAAGGATCAATGTCTATACCAGCACACCGTGCCGAGAGTAATTTACAGTTACGGTACCATTTAACACTCGAAGGAACAAGTAATCTTACCACGGAGTTTGATATTCATCAACATAAACCCGGTGAAGATGTTCTTTTTGATCACGCACGACACCATAGTGTTGATAAAACAGACCAACAAAAGCGCGTTGTTCTTATTTTAGATATTAACCGATTCTAATCTAAAGGTGTTTCCGACACACCGCTTTATACATGTCGTGATCACCAACAAGTTCGAGTTCATCATTTTGTACGATACGTTTTGTAAAGGGTCCATGTGTCCCATCCATACACACCATACACATCGCCGATATCTTAAACACTTTATCGGCGAGAGGTACACAGTCTATGAGTTCACCAAACTTTCTTTGTTTATAATCACCATCGAGACCCGCGAGTAAAATCGTTTTACCTGAATCGAGAACCTTTTCAACAAATCTTTTAAGATCCGTAAAAAATTGAGCTTCATCCATAGCTATAACGTCTGCATTTGAAAAATCAACTTCATCGAGATTATTAGTTTTTATACAATCGAAACGAATATTATCATGGGTACGTAAAACGTCTTCGGAAGCGCGTGTATCCTTTTTAGAATTTATAACGAGAATACGTTTACCTATAACTTTGTACCGTTTTAAACGCCTGATAAGTTCGGACGTTTTTCCTGAAAACATGTTACCCATAATAATCTTAAGACTCATTTCTAAATATACGTATTATTATTTTTTTATACTTATATAGTATATGTTGAATATTTATTTATTTCTATTGGTGTCATTCACATTTAATCTTATGACAGGGTATTATGTTT